GTGGTGCTGCTGGTAGCGGTATTCAGTATTCTGGCGCTGTCGGTTCGAGTGGAACTGACACGATAGGTGGGTCTGGCGGAGGGGGTGCCGGAGTTGGTGGTGCAGGCGGCAGCCGAGGCGTAGCAGGCAATAATGGTAGCAGTGGAACAGGCAACACAGCTAATGGCGGTGGCGGCGCAGGTGGGGCAGCAGGTTCCTACGCGGTGGGTAACGCAAATATCACATGGACTACTACGGGCACACGCCTAGGCAATGTCTCTTAATAGGAATTAGAAATGCAAACTCTGAAAATGAACATCGTCGCGTTTGACGAGCAGACGCACTCTCTGCTTGTGTCCTTTGCGTCGGACGCGACGGCCTCGGCTAACCCCTCCGACTACCAGCCCGTTGCATTCCAGCCGGCAGTCATGTGGCCTGATGCAAAAGACGCTAGTGAGATCCGGCGCTGCATTGCGATAGCCGGGGTGGCAATTGCGCAGCAGCAAGTACTGAAGGAAGCCGCTGCCGCAGACGCTGCCGGCACTGCCGCCTTACAGGCAATGGCTGGGCAAAGCTGGGAATACTCGGCTGCGTATCTCGCAGATCCTGAGCCTGAATCCACTCCACTACTGGTGATTTAATATGATCCGCAAAGCACACGCAGCTTTTGGTTACGCGCTGGTTTCGCAGTCACTAGCAGACGGGGAAACCTATATTGCTGAAATCAAGGACACGCCAGAAGCCTTGCATTTCTGGGTGCAGGGCGGCTATCGAAACCGCAACCTGACAACCGGCGAACCGATGCCTGACTTTGTGCCGGGCACCTTCTTGAGGGCCTCGGATTATTATCCGGGGCAGTTTGAGCACACCGCCATCGGCGACACGCTATTATTTTGCTACAGCATCACGGAGAACCGTGGCTACCTGCCGCCGATTGAAAAGCTGGCGATGGCTGCTGGTGAAGCTGTCACGCTTCCTGCCGGTACCAAGCTGTTCCTGTGCGCGGGTGAGATGTCCGTCAACGGAAATGCTGTCTCAAAGCCGACGCAGATCCGCAGCGCCGCCAATGCGCTGGCCATCAACGCAGTAACAGACTGCTACGGATTGATCTTCGGATGAAGCACGCCACGCAATTGAACCTGCCGTGCGAATGGCCGGCCATCCAGAAAGATGGGCCGGTGCTTGGCCGTCATGGCAGCGGCATTCACTACCCCATTGAGCGGGTCATCCGTCGCTACATCCCGCGCAAGCACATGAACTCCGTGGTCAGCCTGCTGCCTGAGTCGCTGCGCGATAAAGTGATTGGCGTGAATTACTCCGAGATCCGCATCCTTGGGCCGCACGTTCATTTGCGCGAGCAAGCGGCGATAAATTTTTATCAAGAAACAAATGGCGAGGTCACCTCATTCTGGGATGGCGAGATCGTGCCGGATGACCGCTGGTCGCTCGACAATGGCAATGGGTACTACCATGTCAACCATGAAATCCTCACGCCGACGGAAGTATTCGTCGCAAAGCCTGGGGATGTCTGGGTGCTGGATAGCCGCAAGCCGCACTCGGTGACTTACGCGAACGATGACCGCGTAGACGGCTATCAATTTCTACCAAAGAACGACGACGCACGGTTTGTTATCCAGGCCTATTTCGATACGCCTTACTCGGAGGTCCTTGCGGAGCTTGAAAAGGCGGGCCTGGTCGTCGGCACATTAAACTGAGGACATGGACCCGCGCAAAGATTGACCTGCGCTCAAGCCCCCGTAAAGCCCGCCACTGAGCGGGCTTTTTCTTGCCCGTGTCCGTGGTGGGGATGGCGCCCTCTACCATGCGGAAACACCTAAACCCCGACACCCGTCCCCTTGCAAATGACACCAGCCGAACGCGCCGAATTCATATCAGACGTCGCCGCTGCCATCCAGGCGGTGCCCACTACGCTTTCCGACGACGAGCAACGCTGGGTCAGGATGGCGATACGCAAAGAAGCGCAGTCGATTGAGCTGCGAAAAGCAATCATCGAAAAGACACTGAGCGCCCTGGCCTGGTCGGCCATCGCCGGCCTTGGTTACATGATTCTCGATTTTGTTCGTAACCATGCCGGCAGGTAGAAGAACGAGATGATTGATCCCATCACAATTGGCCTGGTCATCTCCGGCGCCAAGGCGTTGAAGTCGGCATTCGACACCGCAAAGGAGGCGATGGACGAGATCCGCGCCTGCGCAGAATCAGGCGTCGACGCCAAGCACAGCATGGGATCGCTTGTGAAGTTCTTCACCGCGCAAGGTGAAGTCAAGAAAGCATTGATCGAATCCAAGCAGCCGGCTGCTGAAGCCGACGCATCAAGTAGTCAGCGTTCAGATACCGCAATTGCGCTCGAGGCGATGCAGTACGAAATGCAACTGCAAGACGACGAGGAAGAGATCAAGACGTATTTGATTTACAAATGCAAGCAGTCTGGTCTTTACGATGATCTGTGCCGGCGCCGCGATGCCATTGCCAATGCGCGTGCCGAGCAAGAAGCGGCTACGCGTGCGGCTGAGACCGAGCGCTTGCTTGCAGAGAAGCGCCGGCAAATGGCAATTCGTCGCAAGCGTCAGCAACGCATAGACCTAATCATCGACACGATAAGCCTGCTCTTGGGCGCCATCGCCTGCACGGTACTGATTTACGGTATTTACTGGATGTTCCAACAAGGGTAACCATGCTCACTATATTTTCCACACTCGTGTCATTCCTGATGGGCGGCCTGCCCAAGATCCTCGATTTCTTCCAGGACAAATCGGACAAGTCGCACGAGCTGAAACTTGCTTCGATGCAGACCGAGCGCGAGCTGGCGCTGGCCGCGGCGGGCTTTGCTTCGCAAGCCAAGATCGAAGAGATCAGGCTGGATGAAATACAGATACAGACATCGGCCGACACGCAGCAATCTTTGATCGGTGCGCGGCAGGCCGAAATGCAGGCGATCTATGCGCACGATGCCAGCCTGGGCGAGGGCACGAGCCGTTGGATGAAAGACCTGCGTGCCAGCGTGCGCCCAGTCATCACCTACGGGTTCTTCTTTTTGCTGTGCGGCATCGACATCGTGCTGGCCTACCAGGGCATGATCGCCGGGGTGTCTTTTGAGACACTGGCCGACCAGCTCTGGGATAACGAAACGCAGGCGCTTTTCGCCTCCATTATTGCCTTCCATTTTGGCGGCCGCGCTTTCGGCAAATGAAGACCAGCGCCAAAGCCATCGGGATGGTCCGGCACCATGAGGGCGTGCGGTTGAAACCGTACCGCTGCCCAGCCAGGCTATGGACCGTGGGAGTAGGGCACGTAATTGTGCCCGACCATGCGCGGGTCAAGTTTGAGGACCGGCTGGCCCTTGCCTGCCCGGCCGACTGGAACCGGACACTGACACTCGGAGAAGTAGATGCAATCCTTGCAAAAGACCTTGAACGCTTTGAGTCCGGCGTACTGCGATATTGTCCTGGTATTGCTGGCAGCCAAGGCATGTTTGATGCTTTGGTGAGTTTTGCATTTAACGTCGGGCTCGGCAGCCTGCAACGCAGTGGCATTCGGATGAAGACCAACCGAGGCGATTACCAAGGCGCGGCGGATGAGTTTCTGAAATGGACCAAGGCAGCCGGCAAGGTATTGCCAGGCCTGGTCAAGCGGCGCAACGATGAACGTGCCTTGTTCTTGTCTTGATACTACCTAGACGCGGAGCGCATGTAACGCATCCCACCTGCGGTGGACATCTTCTGGCCTAATATGCGTGTACCGCTTCAGTGTCTGCCAGTTAGTATGACCTGACACCTGCGCGACTTCCTCAATTTTTAGACCTGCCCAAAACAGCATCGTAATGCCCGTGTGGCGCAGATCATGGAAACGCAGATCCTTTATTTTAGGAATGCCTGTCACGGCGATGCGGTTGCGAGCGCGTTCAAATGCCGCTTCCATTGATTCGGGATTGTGCGGAAAAATACGCTCCTCCAGTTTGGGCATCGCTTCGAGAATGTCCCACGCTTTCCCCAGCAAAGGCACCACCTGGTCATTACCGATCTTGCGCTTGGGGTGCTTGACGTCACGGATAATGACGGTTCTGCGTTTGAAATCGACGTCCGCCCAACGGATGCGTGTAATCTCGCTGGCACGCCGAGGGAAAGCAAGGGCGAAGTGGTAGATCTTCACCATATCAATCGACGTCTGGTGGTGGAGATTACGACGGGCAAACTCTTCTAGTAGCGCTTCCTCTTCCTCATCGTCGACTAGCCGGGTCACTTCGCGAGATTTACCTATGATGTGATTCTCATGCAGATACTTGATTGCTAGGTCGAGCTCCGTGGGATCGACCCTAACCCCGTGGGCAAAAGGAGCAGCGTGGAGGGCTGCGGATACTGGCATTACATCGGCGTTGATCGTTGAAGGTGCTAGTCCCAACGCCTTCCTCCGAACGGCGTAGTCGACTAAATGTTTGCTGGTAAACTCGGACACCTTGACTTTCGCGAATTCAGTCGCCGCAGCTTCATAGGTATGGATACATGATCGCCCTATCGGCCTGAGTTTTTTAAGATAGGCCAAGTGCGTAAGCACTAGGTCGCCCACGGTAATACTTCGCTGGGCAGTGCCGGAAACGCCATCTTTTTTAAGTTTATCCTCGAGCCGCTCGGCCCAAGATTCGGCCAGGGGTTTGCTGGGAAATGTTTTCGATTCAGTAAAGACGATGACGCCTTGTTTTTTGATACGAACCTGGGCGAACCAAGAATCCCCGCGCTGAGTGATTGAGGCCATGTTATTTCCTTTGGGTGGGTAGGGGTTGATGCACCGAACCCTAAAAAGGCGGTGCATCAAGGCCTCTATGATGCACCATTTGATGCACTCCAGCCCAAGAAATACCCTTTTTTACCCGGTTAAGTACCAAATAAAATTATAGAAACCAGCATAAAGCATGCATGAAGCCTTGAAAAATCAACTAGTTACCACGAAAACAAAGGGCCGTAGAATCTGTGTGGCCCCGATGATGGATGCGAAGCAGCCTCTGCCAAAAGCGTTACTCCGTGCGGGTTTTGAGATTTCCTCTTTGCTGTGATGCACCGAACGGTGTGCTTTGCCCCAGTTTCGGGTCAAGAAAGTGCATCACACTTGGCTCCGCTCCCACTGCGCACGGGCCGCAGCTTCGGTTGCATCGATCCACTGGCCGAGTGTTTCTGCACTTAACATCAGGGGCGACTTCCTGCTGCTGGTCAGGCGAAATGTTGGCACTGGCAGTTCATTGCGTGCTGCTTTTTTCAGGGCCTCTTCGTAAGACAAACTGAAGTAACGCTCGCACACTTCTGACAGCGGAATGGTTGGTGTCTTGTAGATCGACATCAAGGCTAAGGATGTAATCATTGCGCACTCCTATTGAGTTTGCTGCGCTTATCCCAAGCGTCACGGCAATCGGTGTCGCACCAGCGGCGGGGAGATGCAACGTCCTCGTCGCAGTACAGGCAGAGTCCCGTTGCCGCAGGGGCCTCGGGCTTACGCACATTGCGGGCATGGGTACGGGCAAACTCTTCCCGCTCAGAAGCAAGGTCCAATTCATCCGGCATTACTAATCTCCTTTATCCGGGCTTCTGCTTTCAGCGCAGCGTAAGCAATACAGTCTTGAAGGCTGTCAATATGGGCGGGTTCGCGCTGACGGTCTCGGACATCTTTGAGTATTTGCAACAGAAGCCAGCCTTCACTTTCAGTTAATGCGGGCCGGTCAAGAATCGTATTTAGTGCGGTTACAGCGCGGCCCATACTGCGCTCGCCCTCGGGCTGGTCATACTGCTGCCCTCGCTGCTCCATCAATGCAAACGCTTTGATAAGCAAGCTATTAGCGGTCGTCATGTCGTGCCTTTCATATAATCCATCAGTGCGTCCTGCACTGACCTCTTTCCGTCTCGACGCGCTACTACTACGGCATCTACCGTTCCACGCGCCACTATGTAATGGACAAAGACATTGCGGTCTTTGCCCGCCTGCATTTGGCGCATGGGTCCCACGCGCTCAATGATCTGGTCATGGAGGTCAAGCCTCCAGGTCTGGCCGAAGAACACGATGGTGTTGCAGTGCTCTTGCAGGCCGTCGATTCCCTCGCCAATGCTGGCCGGGTGGCCGACCCACAGCTTGCCCTTGCCTTGCTTGGCCAAGGACAAGTCACCCTCATCGGCTAAGTCGAGCGCGTCTGGCCACTCGCGTTTTATTCTGGCCAGGTCTGACTTGAATTCATACGACACCAGCAATGGGTCGTCTCCGGTGGCGTCCATCAATTCTTGCAGCGCGTCGAGCTTCTCGCGATGCACCTCGATCCATGTGCCCGCGCCGTAGCGTTCGGCGTCCAGGTAGGCAGCGCCATTGGCCATCTGCAAACACTTGTTCGACAGGGCAGCGGCGTTGAATACCTCGACCTCTTTGCCGTCGATCATGGTGAAGAGCTCGCGCTCCATCTCGCGATACTTGATGCGAGCAGACTTCGGCAGTTCGACCTCTATTACGTTGATGATCGGGTCCTTCAAATCAAACCAGTCTTTCGGGTCCAGTGTCAGGCACAGGTCGGCCAGCTTGGCGTGGATCTCTTCGTGTGCATTCGGCAGGATGACGGGCACGATGCCGGGCTTCTTCGAGATCGCATCGACGACTCGCTTGTAAGCGAACCACCGATTCTCGAAAGCGGAGTAGGTACGCCCCAAGCGCTGGCCGGCGTCGAGGAACCACATCTGGCCCCACAGATCTTTCAAACCATTGCTGGCCGGCGTGCCTGTCAACTGAATGAATCGCTTCACGCGCTTGTGCGCCATGCTGCCCAGGGCCTGGGCCCGCTGCGTACCCTGCTGGAGGCGGAAGCCTTTCAACCGGACAGCCTCATCGGCCACGACGGTGGCGAAGGGCCACTTGCTACCAAGGGTCTCGATGAGCCAGGGGAGGGTCTCGTAGTTGGTGGTGTAGACGGGGGCATCCTTGCGCAGTGCTGCCTTGCGCTGGTCGACAGTGCCCACGATTGGCACCACATCAAGCCCACGCAGATGCTGCCACTTGCTGGCCTCAGTGGCCCAGGTGT